GCTAGCGAGTAGGGTGTCAAAAAATCTGTAGGCATGATTAGGTACTGATTGCCGCTTGCCACAGAACCTGAAACATTCTTACGAAAATCAGGCAGTTGCACGGCCTTGAGAATCTTGTCCTCTGCCTGCGTAATGATCGTTGTCAAATTATTGACAAATGTAGTCTCGTTTGACTCTGTATAGTCCTGAATGGCCTGCTTTAGAGTCGTAAGGGTAAACGCCATCAGGATGTCTCCACTGTTACGCGCCCAACAGCACCCGCCATATCAAGGCCGACAGTGCGGCTTCCAAACGCCGTATTGCCTCCCCCGACAGGATCGAACGCAGATAGCGCACGACTTTCATCAATACTGTTGTCAGGTCGCGGAAATCGTAACGCTTGCGGGTCACTTGCATTGACATCCCCCAGCTTTAGCTGTGGCTGATCTTGATCTACAACGTCCCTGCCTACCAGCAGTCCGTTCCAGCGACCATCCTCAATCTGCCTGACCAGATCACGCAACGGGTATCTAAACCCTGTCCGGTCACAAAAGCCAAAGGCTTTCGACCCTTTCGCGTAACTGCTCATAAATTGTTATACCCACCCGGAGCCATGTACAACGATGCCTTCTCTCTGGAGGCGTCTGCCGCCAGATTCCATTGCTCCTCGTACACCTCTTTAAGAGCCGGTGCCAGTGGTATCGACTCAGGCTTCTTGCTCGCTATGTAGTATGCCAATCCAGCTACCATGCACGGTAGATACCGCGCTGGCACATCCATGTTGTTAGACGCTGGCTTTCCGGTGTCCTCTATCCTATCTAGGTAGTAGTACGCAAACGTGTAGGTGGTTGTTGCGTCTGGCACGGGCCAGAAGTGCAACGTCAGCCCTGCTGGCTTGCGCTCAACGTAATACTGTAGCGGCCTGCCCTGCGTCAGCTTGTTGGTCTGATGGGCGTACTGGCTCACCGAGATTCTCTGCATGGTCAGGTCAGACTGCTTTGAGGTGTCGCCTGCGTCAGTTCGCAGTAGACCCTCAATGATGTCCTGCTTCTCCGAGGTCAAGTCGTATGACGAGGTGCCTGCGGTCAGGGTCTGCGTAGCATCCCTTACTGTCCACAAGTTAAGACCACGGTTCTG